ACAAGCTGGTGGTTATGGTGGTTGGATTGTTTATCAATTTAAAGACCAAACAATAAGAAAAACATTTAAGATAAAATATTTTCACGGGTCAGGTGGTGGTGGACCAGTTACAAGGGGGGTTATTCAATTTAATCGAATGTCAAGTTTTATTGATGGTGCAGATATGATTTGGATGGGACACGTACACGAATGTAACGAAGTAATTTATACAAGTGAGTTTTTAAATAAAAGTCACGGAATTGAATTACGAAATATTTTGATGGTTCGTACGGCAACCTATAAAGAGGAATATAATAATGGCTTAGGTGGTTGGCACGTTGAACGTGGTGCAACACCAAAACCATTGGGTGGTCGATGGTTAGATATGACCCCTGAACGTTTAATAAAAAATAAATTAGAAAAAGTAATAATTAACGCAATGACATACAGAATATGAGCAACATAAACCCACTACACTACAAAGGCGAAATAGAATGTATTGACGCTATTAAAAGTACTATGAGTCAAGAATCATTTAAGGGCTATTTAAAGGGCAATATAATGAAGTATATTTGGAGATATGAACGCAAAAACGGACACGAAGATTTACTAAAGGCACAATGGTATTTAAACAAACTTATCAATGAAACTAAAACAAATAATCTTTAACGACTACTACAAAGAAGTAGCCCCAAAAAAACAAATATACTTGCATCACACGGCGGGTACTGGCAACGGCGATAATGTTTTTGCAATTTGGGAAAATGACAAAATCGGCAAAATTGGTACGTGTGTAGTTATTGGACGTGATGGTACAATTTTTCAGGGCTTCAAATCTGAACATTGGGCTTATCACTTAGGGCTAACAAGCGCACCATTTAAAGCAAATAAGATTCCTTTTACTAATTTAGATAAGATTTCTATCGGTATAGAGATTGTAAATTGGGGTTACTTGGTAAAAAAAGGAGATAAATTTTATAGTTACGTAAATTCAGAAGTACCAATTGACCAAGTGTGCGAACTTGCAACGCCTTACAAAGGTCAAAAGTATTGGCAAAACTACACAGATGAACAAATACAATCGGTTGTGGACTTGTTAAAACTTTGGAAGGATAAGTACGGAATAGATTTAACTTATAACGCAGATATTTGGGATGTAACAACAAGGGCTTTAAAAGGCGAAAATGGCGTATTTACACATAATAGTGTACGAAAAGACAAAGCCGATGTATATCCACACCCTAAACTTATTGAAGCCTTAAAGACGTTATGAAGCAAGTTGATTTATCTGACATTGGCGTAAAGAAATCATTATTTGATGACTTAAAAACCCCTGACATTAACGGTATTATCGTTGATTGGGGCAATGATTTAATTACTGCACTACGGGATAAATTAGCAAAGAACAAAAGCAATGCAAGTGGTTCACTTTCTGCTGACATTAAGCCCGTTATTCGTGCAAGTGCAAAGGGCGTGAACTACATAGTGATAATGAACGACTACTACATTAATGTAGAAGAAGGACAAGCACCTGGAACAATGGTATCGGGTAAAACGTTATTGAAATGGATGAAACAAAAGCTACGTTATGGCACATTTAAAACTGCATTTAATAAAAATTATCAAGGGTGGTTAGCTCTAAAAATTAGTAGAAATATTTATACAAGTGGCACAAAAGCACGTCCTTTTATTGCACCAACCTTAAACCAAAAGCGTTTAGATACGTTGTCTCAGTCAATAGCTGACCACTTAGCACAAAAAATATTTACTTAATTTTGTAAATAAATTTGCAATATTAAAAACTTTTTGTATTTTTGTTCTATGGAAATACAAGAAGTAATTAATCAAATCAAATTAAACAAGCGTCACGGCATCGTTTCAAAGGTGTCTGCACGTACTGGCATATCTATGCCTACGGTTAGGAAATACCTTAATGGTGATGTTATCCAACCTAAAGCCCTTATCGTCTTAAATACGGCACTTCAAATCATTAAGGAGGAAAAAATATGAGTTACGTTGTTTTTTCCCTTGCAAAATGTCACTTGTGTGATGGTGACTACGATTTCGAATATGACGCTGAAATTGTACAACAATTAATCATTGACGAATACCCTGAAGATTTAATTCCTTATACCTTTGTTAGTCACGATGAAGATGGTTTACGAGATGAGGCAATTGACTGGCATTTATTTGACGATATGGGAAATAGAAGATTAACCGAAATAGTATTAGAACTTAAAAAACAAAACAAGATATGAAAGAACTATTTTTATCAGTTAGCAATTTTCAGATGGAATGTCCGAAGATTAGCAAGGATGCAAACAATCCATTTTTCAAAGGTTCAAAGTATGCAACTTTACCACACATTTTATCTATTATCACACCTATTCTCAAAAAGAATGGCTTAGTAATTATGCAACCAGTTATTAATAATTGTGTTGTAACTAAGTTAATTCACATAGATAGTGGTGAGTGTATAGAAAGCGTTTATGAAATTAAATGCAAAGACGATACCAACCCTCAACAACTTGGTAGTGGTGTATCTTATGCACGTCGTTATAGCATATCTTCAATATTAAATTTAAACATTGACGACGACGACGACGGCAACGCTGCGACTGGTAATGTACCACAACAACCAAAGAAAGAAGAACTAACGCCAAAGCATCCTAATTGGGCAAAGGCAAAAGAGCATTTGCAAACTGGTGGTTTGTTAGAAGACATCGAACGAAAATACACTATAAGTGCTGACAACAAAAAGTTATTGATTGCTGCAAAGTGAAATTTTGATTTGAACTTATGGAAAATAATTTAGAACCAACACCGGTAGAATGGTTAGTATCAAAAATATTTGGTGATGCTAAACATCAGGAACAATGGGAAGATGAAATTGAAAACGCAAAAAGTCTTCAACGATATTATACTATTATGAAAGCGATTGATTTTGCTTCTTGGTTAACAAAAGAGGAAAATCATATGGGGTTATTAATATTATACAAAGAATTTGAAAAAGAAATTGTAAAAGAAAAATCAAACGCTAATGGAAACTAATATGAAAAAAACGGCAATCCAAGAAATGATGAATGAATTAAATGAGTTACATCCTAACTTATTAAATGTTCAAACAAAGGGTGGTCGTGAATTTGTACAAACTTGTCATAAATATTTAGCAAAAGAAAAACAAAATATTATAGATGCAGTAAATAATACAATTCAAAATATTAAACTTGATGAAGATAAAAATGGATTTATTGCACAAAATGGTGAAGGTTATTTTAACGAAACATACGGACATAACAAATGAACATTACTATAACATCCGACGAAAGTAAATGGCTCAAAGTACGTGAAGGCAAATTCACGGCATCAGAAATTCACAAGCTAATGGGTACTCCGAGAAACAAATCGGAGTACCTTTCAGAGACGGCAAAGACATTTGTATATGAAAAAGCAAGTGAGCTACTAACTGGTATTAGAAAGCCAATTTGGGGCGAAGCGTTAACGTGGGGTACTGAAAACGAAAAAGAAGCTTTTGAGGTATTCCAGCAAAATCAAGATGAATTTTACACTTATTATGGTGGCGAGACTTACACGTTTATACCCTATGGTGAGTACTCGGGTTATAGCCCTGACGCACTTGGCAGTAATTGTTTGGTCGAAATAAAAAACCCTTTCAATAGTGGAATCCATTTAAAGAATAGATCAATTAAATGTGCTGAAGATTTGCTTAAATTACATCCTGAGTACTACTGGCAAATGCAATTGGGTATGATAGCAAGTGCAGTTGACTTCGGTTATTTTGTTAGTTATGACAAAAGAATGCCATCTACTCACAACTTGTTTATAGCACACATAGAACTTGAAGATATACAAGAAATCATTGATGAAAAACTATATTATGCAAATGAGCTATTGCAATCAATTGTCAAAGAAATGTAATCTTTTATAATTATTTTTGCAATATTGAAAATAAAGTTTGCATATATAGAAAACGTGTCTATATTTGCATCATACTAAAAAACAAAAGATATGAAAAACACAACAGCACAAGATTTAAAAATTGGTTCAACATTTAGAAAAGATGGTTGGTTACATTGTGTAATTAAAATTACAAATGATGAATATATGAATGGAAATCCATCTTTAATGGTAGAATGTGAAAGTACACATAAAACATACGGAAAAGATGAAACAACATATCATTTCAAACCAACTACAAAATTAAAACAAACGGGGCTTTAATTAGCCCCTTAAAATAAAACGATATGAAAAAGACAATCATTCAAAATTTCCCAAGTAAAGCTGATGCTTTCGAGTGGGTAATGTTTAAGATGTTAGATGCAACAGTAGGTTGTATCACAACAACTCAAAAGTTTAGAAATAACGACGCTATCATCGGTGAAGATACAGACGTTATTTATGTAGGTATTTATAATGTAGAAGCAAATGTTTAATTTACTTTTATTATTCCTTTACATCGGTTGTGTAACATTTTTATTTATGTTATACTTTACGCTTAAAAAAGAACCAATTGAAGCTACACGTCAAGATTTTATCGACGTTAACGATATGCCTGACTGGAAGCCATTGAACCCCGTAGCAAAGCGTAGCAACCAAGCATTGAAAAAAATGTACAAAGGCAATTTAAAAAACAATTTAGTATGAAAAGTTTTCTAATAGTAAACCAAGTTAAGCAAAGACTTGAAACAAGCACTAAAATGAGAGACGATGATGCATTATTGATTGCTGATATTTGGCGTGAAGAACTTGCCGAACTTGGTGCAAAATCTGTCTACGATGTTTTAAATGCTATAGCTGGTCGAATGGTCACTTCGCCTGAATCAATTAGAAGGTCAAGGCAAAAAGTACAACAAGACAATGCAAATCTTCGTGGTAACGTTTACAACCAACGACACGCAAAAGAAATAGAAGTTTTAAAAGAACTTGAATATATAAAATAACCATAAGGTAAAACAAAATGTATACAACACAATTAGCGTCAATGGTGAAGACAAGTAACCACACGCAGAAAGACACAACGGTAAACACCGTATTGAAAACAAATGATTACAACAAGTTTAAAACAAAACAAGGTAATCGAGAATTGAACCAATTGCATTTAAAAAGATTATTGAGCAGCGTTAAAGAAATTGATTTGTTACACGCAAACCCAATTTTAGTAAATGAAAACTTTGAAATTATTGATGGTCAACATAGATTTAATGTTTGTAAAGAACTAAAAAAACCTATTTATTTTTTGATGGTTAAAGGTTTAGGATTAAATGAAATACAAGTATTAAATGCTAATAGCAAAAACTGGAAGATGGAAGATTATGTTGATGGTTATTGTTCAATGGGGATGATTGAATATTTAGAATTTAAAAAATATCTTGAAAATACAGATTTAGGCATTAGTTTGTTATTAGCGTTACTATGTGGAAGTGATAATGGAGATAATACTTCTGAATTAAAAAATGGTAAATTAAAATTAACGCATAAAAATAGAGCAATTGTTATTTTGCAATGGTTAAAAGATTATTCAAAATATTATGAAGGATGCAAAAGACGTTCATTTGTTTTAGCGTTAAATCAATTATATTCTATCAAAGGATATAACCACGATAAAATGATGCAAAAATTAAAATATCAAAGTGCTAAATTAGTAGACTCATTGAATGTAAAAACTTATCTTGCATTACTTGAAGAAATTTATAATTTTAAAGAAAGAAATGAAAAATTAAGATTTTTTTAGTATCTTTGATTTGTTAAGTGAGATGTCAGATATCTCGATACTTTAACCACTTTTACCCCGTTGAATTTGTTGCAATCTGACTGCTACATTTTTGATGGGGTTTTTTTATTAAATTGAAAAAAGAAACATTTTATTTTAGTCACGACTACACGGCAAAGTCAGACGAGAAAATTAAGAACCTAATTTATGAATTTGGTTATGAAGGTTATGGCATTTACTGGTCATTAATTGAAGAACTTTATCAGAATGCGAACGCATTGCAAACGAATTACAAACGCATTGCATTTGATATGCGAGTTGATGAAAACACCATTAAAAGCATTATTGAAAACTTTGATTTGTTTGTTGTTGAAAATGGTTTTTTTGGTTCATTATCTGTACAACGTAGATTGGATATGCGTAATGACAAAAGCAGTAAAGCAAGGGAATCTGCACAAAAAAGATGGTCAAAGGATGCGAACGCATTGCCAACGCAATCCGAAGGCAATGCTATAAAGGAAAGTAAAGTAAATGAAAATAAAATAAAAAGATTTATTAAACCCACAATTGAAGATATTAAAAAAGAATTTCCAAACTTTAACGCTGAACACTTTTATAACTACTACGAAAGCAATGGCTGGATGGTAGGAAGAAACAAAATGAAAGATTGGAATGCAACAGTAAAGAATTGGATGGCAAAAGATTACAATCAACAAACACAAGTTACAACAAACAAACCTAAATTTGGAACATTAAACGATGATTAATAGAGAAAGTTACATAATAGGATGCTTGATACAAGACAAAGCAACACACGTATTTTTACCAAAGATTAAATCTTATTGGTTTGATGGGTGGAATAAAGAAATAATTGAGTTTATGCAAATGTCATACCTTAACAACAACCCAATAGACTTGGTAAGTTTAGCACGTCAATTTAAAGGCAAAGCATACGAGTTAACACAATTTACAAATTCATACGCTTATAGCACCGATTTAAAGCACTATCTTTTTGAATTGGACATAGAGTATAAGAAAACGCAATTGATTGAAAAATTGAGTGGTTTAAATACGTTAAACACATTAGATTTAATTTTAAAAGATATTGACTTTATAACTCAAGAAGCAAATATAACAATTGACAAAGAACCATTACCAATGTCAAAGGTGACTGCAAAGGTAGTTGACCAATTAGAAGAACAAATGAAACGTGGTACAAAGTTGATGGGCATAACAACGGGATGGCAAATGTTAGACAAATATATTGGTGGTTGGAATAAGGGAAATTTAGTTATCATTGCTGGTCGACCTGGTTCGGGTAAAACTGCAATTGCGTTATCGCTTACAATAAGTGCGTGTCAAAATGCAAAAGTTTTATTTATGAGTTTAGAAATGAGTAGCGAAGAACTTTCAAAGCGTTATATTTCATTCTTTGCTAACATAGAAAATTATAAAATACGTGGTGGTAATTTAAAGACAAATGAACACGAACATATTTCACAAACTTTGTACCGATTGCAAAATGATTTCTTTGTAGACGATGACACGAAAACGACCATTGCCGACATTAGGGCAAAAGCCCAATTTCACAAAGCAAAACACGGATTAAATATTTTGATCATTGATTATTTACAATTGATTAAAGGAACGAAACAAAATCGTGAACAAGAGATTGCCGAGATTTCACGCAACTTAAAAATAATTGCTAAGGATTTAGGCATTACTGTAATTGCATTGGCTCAACTAAGTAGAAAGTGCGAAGAACGTGCAGACAAAAGACCAATGCTTTCAGACCTGAGAGAATCAGGAAGTATAGAACAAGACGCTGATTTAGTAATGTTTCCTTTTAGACCACAATATTACCAGCAAGAACAAACAGATGTTGAAAATGATTGTGAATTAATTATAGGCAAGAATAGACACGGCAGCACAATAACTATTCCAATGAGTTTTGAAGGTAAGTACACACGTTATAAAGAAATTTTATGATAGATTATTATGTTTTATATCTTAAAGAAAGACGACAAGTGCGATATTTAGAAAGCAAAGTAGAAGTAAGCGAACGCAACTACCAAAAAGAAATACAACGCTTAAAAGAGATGATTATAAATCCCATCCACAAGATGAAAAAAAACAAAGAACTTACAGAAATTTTGCAAAAAGTTTGTGATGCCAGTGGTATAATGCCTCACGACATAATTTCCAAGAATAGAAAGCGTGAAATAGTTATTGCACGTCAACTATTTTGCTATATTACTGTGAAATATTTTAACTACAAATTAAAGAACGTAGGTAATTTTTTAATTCGTGATCATAGCACCGTTATACATAGCGTGAACGCTTACACAGATTATTTACAAATGAAGTACAAAAACGAGACTGCAATATATGAGGATGCAAAAAACCTTTTATCAATTGGTAATGCAAAAAGATAAATATCAGGAAGTATATTGTTTAAATTCTGAAGAAGAAGTAGCATACTATAAAAAAAAAGCAGAGAAAAATGGATATAAATTTGTAGAATTGAAAAAAATATAGTAATATTTGCACATCAAAGATAATATACTGATAGAAGTAGCAAAATCTGAATGGCTTTATAAGGCGAGTAAAACTATTTCGCCACTATTTCACGACGATTTAGCACAACATCTTTTACTTATTTTATGTGAAATGCCTGAAGACAAATTAATTAAGGTTTACAACGATGGTTATATTAAATTGTTTTGCATCAAAATAATGTGGTCGCAAAGTTCAACACCACGTCAAAAGTTCTACGACGTTATGAAGCCTATAGGGTTATTTGATATTGAAAATGTACAAATCGAATATTTAAACACAATTGAAGATGCCATTGAAAAGGAAAACAAATATAAATTGATTGAAAACGTAGTAAGCAAAAACAAATGGTATGAGCGTGAAATCTTTACAATGTGGTCGAATGGTGAATCGGCAAGGTCAATACATCGTAAAACCAAAATAACTTTACGTGAAGTACTAAGGGTAATAAAAGACATTAAAAGACAAATCATTAACGAGTATGAATAAGTTACAAGCATTTTTTAATAGGCTTATGAAGTACCACGATATTGATAAAACAATAAAATACGAAATACAAAAAGACTATGAATTTATTAAAAATCATTATTGTATGCCTACTGATGACAATAGGCTACAAAGCAAGGGAATTAAAAGAGAAGGACGAAATAACGTACCTAAATAACAAAATAAACACTTTACAACAACAACTAACAAATGTATTCACTTATCGAAATAATTGGCATAGCGAGTCTCGCAATAATCATTGCTACAGTTATGACACCACAACTACCAAGTAAACTAAGAATCAAACCATTGACTTGTGAAAGTTGCATAGCGTTTCACATTGCGTTAGGTTACTTCTTTAATACCTGGCACATTGCTTGTATTATACCAGCTTCTTTATGTTACATTTTAGCGTACAAATTATATAGATTATGACAAACGAACAAATAGATTTTATTTTAGATGTAGAGCAGTATTTAACTGCGTTCAGAAAAACAATGGTTATGAGAATGCCACCAGCAGATGAAAACAAAGTAAGGGCAATTCATCAAGAAGTAATGGGAAATCCAATACCTATGTGTGGT